CGCAGCCGAATGCCTACGTCAACGCCAGCAACGACAACTGCAAGCCGGACGACGTATTTTTCAGCGTCGCGCTCGACTCGCCGCAGGACGGCGTAACGATCACGCGCACGGGCACGACCAACGCCATCGAGTTGGCGTGGCAGGTGGTCGAATGGGGCGGGTCGGCGAGCGGCACGACCTACAACGACAGCCTGACCGAATCGGTTACGCCGGCCGAAAGCCTCGGCTCGACGGCGGTTTTCGATTCGATCTTCAGCGAGGCGGCATCGGTCGCCGAGGGCTTTGCCGGCGCGCAAATCCACGTCAGCGCCCTGTCGGAAGGCGTTACGGCGGCCGATTCGGTCGCGGGCGCTTTGTCGTTCACCGACACGCTTTCGGAGAGCGTCACTACCGGGGATTCGGCAGGCAGCGCGCAGACCCACGTTGCCGCGTTCTCGGAGTCGGTCGCGCCGGACGATTCGGCGGCGACCACACAGAGCCACGTCGAGGCGCTGGCGGAAAGCGTCACGCCGTCTGACGGCGCCTCGCCGGCTCAGACGATGCCGGCGGCGCTGGCCGAGGGCGTCACGGCCGGGGACTCGCTTGCCGATGAGGTCGTGCCGGCCGGGTCGTTCAACGAGACGATCGCCGAGAGTGCGACGCTCGAAGATGCCTACGCATCCGCGCAGACCCACGTTGACGCGCTTGCCGAACAGGTAGGACTCGGCGACGGATACGAGGCCACCGGCGGCACCGAGGTCGTTACCGAGCGTCACGGCGCCCCGATCGGCCCGCCTCTGAAGTTTCGATACACCGCGCGCATCGGCGGCCGGATGGTGTACGCCAACTCGCGGCAGGCCCTACAGGCGGCGATCAGGGAATTCGAGGAATCCGTACCGGCTCGCGCCGAGAAGAAGGCGCAGACGGCCGGAAAGGTTGTTGTACGGCGCTTGCCGAGGGTGCAAGTGGTCGAGGCGCCGGAGCCTGAGCGCAACGAGGTCCGAGCAGTCGCCAGAGCGGCGAACGATCGGATTGCCGCCGAGTACATCAGCGCATTGCAGGCGCAAATCGCCATCCGAGCAGCAATGGAGGCGGCCGAGCGCGACGACATGGAGGCAATCATGGTGCTGGAGTTTCTGTGAACCCGGAGCAAGCCAAGTACGAACGTCTGTGGGGCGAATTCGCCGGCTATCGCAAGGTCGCGCCGGGCGAGTTGTACGCCGATCACTTCCTGTCGATCGTCAAGCCGACACCGGACCAGGTGGTCTATGACTTCGGCTGCGGAACGGGTAGGGGCGCAGCGAAGATCGCCGAGTACTGTCGAGTCGTCGGGTTCGACTTTGCCGAGAACTGCCGCGATGCCCAGGTGCAGGGCAAGTTCGAGTTCCGTCAGCACGACCTGACGAGGCCGATCGACATTCCGCGCGCCGACTACGGATTCTGCACCGACGTTTTGGAGCACATCCCGACCGAGGACGTGCCGGCGGTCCTGCAGAACATCCTCGACGCCGCCAAGCGGGTCTATCTGAACATCAGCACGGTCGAGGACAACTTCGGCGCGAAGATCGGCGAGCCCTTGCACCTGACCGTGCAGCCCCTCGCGTGGTGGAAAGGCCAGCTCGAAGCATTGGGCTTCCGAATCATGGGCTCGGCGGAACTGCCGACCAGTTGCGTTTTCTACGGCTACAAATGACCGAAGACGAACGAGTGCAGCGCGCCAACGAGGCGAAGCGGATCTGGGAATCGCGCCTGATGCGCGAAGCCCGAGAACACATCGAGCAGGCGCTGATGAAGGGCTTTGCCGCCACGCCGCTGCGTGATGACGAAGGGCTGCGCCGGATTCGGGGGCTGTACGAGGCGCACAAGGCTTACGACTCGTTCTTCAAGGCGGCACTCGAGGACGGCAAGCTCGCGCAGATCGAAATCGAGCGCAAGAAGGGGCTCCGCGAGAGGCTTCGCAACGTGATTTGAGCGCCGGGCAACCGCTCACATAAGGCACCTACGGGTGCCTTTTTTGTTGCCCGCAACTGGAACGATCAATGACCGAGAACGCAGCGACCAATCCGGCAACGGAAGTCGCAAGTTATTCCGAAGAGGACGCCGCGCAGGATCTTCTTTCGCGTTGGAACGGCAGGCAGGAAGCCCAAGCCGAGGCCAGCGAGCAAGAGGACCAAGCGAGCGAAGGCGAACAGCCCGAACCCGAGCAGGCCGAAGAGGCCCAAGCACCGGAGACGGAGGAAGAGCCTGCGGCCGAAACGGAATGGGAAGTCGAGTTTGGCGGGCAAGTCCGCAAGCTACCGAAGGGCATCACCGAAGAGGTAGCCAAGACGGTGCAGGAGTTCGGTCAAAGCCTGCATTCGGACTACACCCGCAAGACTCAGGAGGTGGCGCAGCAGCGCCAGAAGGCCGAAGCGGACGCAACCGCAGCCGCCGAGATGCTCAAGCTCACGCACGAGCATGCCGACCTGATCGCCGACTTCCGCATGGTGCAGCGGCAAATCGAGTCCCTATCGCAGCAAGACCTTGCCGCGATGAGCGAAACCGACCCGCTGAAAGCACAGCAACAGATGGTCCGCTTGATGCAGCTCCAACAGGCGCAGCAGCGCATTGGGGCGCAACTGCAGTCCACGGTCGCCGACATGACGGGCAAGCAGACGCAGGCCGCAAAAGAGCGCCTCGCCGAAGCCGAAACGGCCCTCAAGCGCGACATCACGGACTGGGGACCGGACAAGTCGAAGGCGCTGACGCAGTACGCCAAGTCGCAGGGGTTCAGCGACTCGGAACTGTCTCAGGTGAGCGACGCGAGGGTTGTTCTGCTGCTGCACAAGGCGCAGCAGTTCGACGCACTCAAATCTTCCGCAGCCGCGACGGTCAAACGTGTTTCGCAGCCCGCCAAGACGCTCAAGCCGAGCGCGGGCGGCACGACGCAATCCATTCACAAATCGCAGGCAGATGACGCAATGAAGCGGCTTTCCCGCACCGGAAAGGTAGCGGACGCCGCTGCGGCACTGCTTGCACGATCCAAGAGATAGGACATGGCACAACTTACCGGCACGACCGCAGTCGGCGACCTCGTCGGCATCGCGGAGGACATCGAGGACGTGATTTTCCGCCTCGATCCGATGGATACCTGGGCGTTCACGAACGCCAAGAAGAAAAAGGCGACGAACGTCCTGCACCAGTGGCAAACGGACGCTCTCGCCTCGGCCGTGGACACCAATGCGGCGATCGAAGGCGACGCGGCCACCTACACGGCCGCGAGCTCCACGACCCTGCTCGGCAACTACACGCAGATCAGCCAGAAAACGGTCCGCGTGAGCGAAACCGCCGACGCCGTTCGCAAGTACGGCCGCTCGGAAGAGTTGGCGTACCAGATCGCCAAGAAGGGCAAGGAACTCAAGCGCGACGTGGAGAAGTCTTTCTGGTCGAACAAGGGTTCGGAGGCCGGCGGCGACGCGACGGCCAGGGTTGCGGCTGGCATGGAGGCACAGTTCTACGCCAACTACATCGACGGCACGGGCGGCACGTCCGCTCCGTTCGGTAGCGGCGTTTTCGTCGCCCCTACCGATGCTACCGCGTCGAACACGCTGACCTTCACCGAAGCGCGCCTGCGCTCGGCGCTGGAATTGGCGTGGACGGACGGCGGCGATCCCTCGGTGCTCGTGATGGGGCCCTACCAGAAGTCGCGCGTTGCCGCCTTCTCGGGCGCGTCGGCGTTCGCAGGCTTCTACAACGAGCAGGGCAAGTCCGAGGGTGCTGTGATCGGCGGAGTGGGGGTGTATGTCTCCGACTTCGGCAATCACAAGGTCGTGCTCTCGCGCTACGTGCGCACGAAGACGGTGTTCTGCGTGGACCCGGACTACCTGTCGATCGCGTGGCTGCGAGGCATCAAGTACCGCGAGCTGGCGAAGACCGGGGACGCAACGAACGGGCAGATCATCTGCGAGTGGACGGCGGTGTGTGACACCCCCGAAGCGCACGCGAAGCTCTGCGATCTGAAAACGTCGTAAACGAAGGGACGGGGGCTTCGGCCCCCGTTTTCTATGCACCGATTCGAGACGGAATACGATTCCCTGCACGGGATCGCCACGACCTACGGCGTGCAGGACGACAAGCTCGTCATCAAGCAAGAAGGCGACGCGCAGCCCGGAATCGAGTACGCGAAGGCGAAGGCGAAAGACGAGGACGCCAAGCGTCACGGGATCAAGGAGTCTCTGATGGAGGCCCTGTTCATCCCGAACCCGGTCGCGCTGGAAATCCTCGGCAAACACGGCTTCAACGTGTTCAACGCGCACCCGACCGAGATCCTGAAGTTCATCGAGCGGCACCCCGAGTATCACCACTGCAAGACGATCAATGGCCGCATCGCTTGAAGCGGTCAAGTACGCCGGGTCGATCATCGACACGGAGCCGGACGAGGCGCATCGGATTCTGTCGGCGGTGCTCGATGACGAGCCCGACAACGCGATGGCGCTCTTTTGCGCCGGTCATCTGTACGCGAAGGCCGAGCGCTTCGGCATGGCGTACAACCTCTTCAAGCGGGCCATTGCGCTAGCTCCGCACAGGGAGCAGTGCTGGAACAACCTCGGCCTGTGCCTGGATTCCTTCGAGCGGTACAAGGAAGCCCGCGAGTGCTTCGAGCAGGCGTTAAAGCGCCGGCCGAATGACCCGGATTACCTGGGAAACCTCGCGCTAACGTGGCTGGAAGAGGGCAATCAGAAGCGAGCCATTGAAATCGCGCGCAAGGCGATTGCCGTCGCGCCTGCGCATCCTGGCGCATGGGGTGTGAGCGGGCACGCGCATCTGGCGCTAGGCGAATGGGATGCCGGCTGGAAGGGCTACGAATACTCGCTTGGCGGCAAGCAGCGCAAAGAATACAGCTACGGTGATGAGCCACGATGGGACGGCTCGCCCGGCAAGGTGCTGGCGGTCTACGGCGAGCAGGGGCTAGGCGACGAAATTATGGCCGCCTCGATGGTGCCGGATGCGATCAAGGATTGCCGGCAGGTCATCGTTGATTGCGACCCGAGGCTGGAAGGGCTCTTTCGCCGATCGTTTCCCGATGCGCTCGTGTTCGGCACGCGCAAAGAGGAAACGGTTGATTGGCTGGCGCATCACAAGCCCGATGCGAGGGTAGCCGCGTTTTCGCTCGGCCAGTTCTACCGCAGGAACGATGCGGACTTCCCCGGCGGCAAGTACCTCGAAGCCGACCCGGAGCGGCGTGTGCAGTGGAGGGCGCTGCTCGACTCGTTCGGCTCCAAGCCGAAGATCGGCATCTGCTGGTCGGGCGGCATCAAGAGCACGGGCGCGAAATACCGGGACATGGGGCTGGAGGCTCTGAGGCCGCTGATTGAGTCCGTCGACGCGGACTGGATCAGCCTGCAATACAAAGACCCGACGAAGGAAATCGCCGCCTCTGGACTGCCGGTCAAGCATTACGCGCGGGCTTGTGAAACACGGGACTACGACGACACGGCGGCACTCGTTGCCGAGTTGGATTTGGTCTTGGGCGTGAGCACGACGGTTCACCACCTGGCCGACGCTTTAGGGGTCAAGTCGATCGTGTTCGTGCCTTCCCGGCCGACGTGGCTGTATGCAAGGGACAAGGTGCCGTTTCACCCGTCGTGGACGCTCTTTCGCAAGAGAGAGAGCGAGCAATGGGCGGGAACGGTGAAGCGATTCATGGGTAGCGATCTGATGGACTACCTCAAGGAGCGGACGTGAACTACTCGGAACTGAAAGCCGCCGTATCCGATTGGGCGCACCGATCGAACATCGCCGACGCGACGGTGGATCTGTTCATTGACCTTGCCGAGGCCGAATTCAACAACCGCCTTCGGTGCGTGGAACAGGAGACGGTCGCCAACCTCGTGTGTTCGTCGCGGTTCACGGCGCTGCCGAGCGGGTTCCTCGAGATGCGGGCGGTCGAGTTCGAGGATGCGTATCTGACGCCGATCCCGTATGACACGCCCGAATACCTGGCGATTCGGTCGTCCTCCCAGGTGACGGGTGACCCGAGGGCGTACAGCCTGCGCGGTACGGATATCGAACTGTTCCCGGCGCCGACCACGAACACGACGATCGGGCTGACGTACTTCACCAAGATCGTGGCTCTTTCGGACGCCAACACGACGAACTGGCTGATCGACGCGCACCCGAACATGTACCTGCTGGAGACGCTTCGGCAGATGTGCGTCTGGTCGAAGGATGACGCCGGAGCGACCCGGTACGCGAACCAGTTGCAGGGCTATTGGGGCGCGCTCAAGGCGGCGGACAAGGCCAAACGTTACGGCGGTCCGCTGCGGGTGAGGGTTGCGTGATTCAGTACAAGATCCTCGGCTACGCGCCGGACGCCGACCCTACGACGCCGGGAGTCGTCACCGACTGCACGATGATGGAGCCGAGCCTGCGGGGCATGAAAGCCGCTCCCTCGGCGTCCAATCTCGGGCTGGTTGCATTGGCTACGGCAGCGCAAGGCGCCGCGCTCGTGACCGCTTTGGACGGCACCAAGCGGCTGCTTGTGGGCACGCAGACGGGGCTCTTCGAGGCAGGTTCATCCTGGACTGATGTAACCCGCCGCACTGCGCTGGATACGCCCGTGGCAGCGGCCGGGACCGGATCGGGAGCCGGCGGCACGCTCGCTGCGGCGACCTATTACGTCAAAGTCGTCGCGCTCGATGGCGACGGCAACATGACGGCCGCAGGCCCGGAGGATGCGGGCGTTGCGACGACCGGCACGACGAGCTCCATTGCCTACACCTGGAGCGCAGTGGCCGATGCGGCGAGCTATCGCATCTACTACGGCACTGCGCCGGGCGGGCAGGACAAGTACTACACCTCGGCGACCAATAGCTACTCGCTGACGGCTGACGCCGGAACCGCAGGAACCCCGCCGAGTGCTGCGGATACCGTGGACTACACGAGCGGGGCAGACGATCGCTGGCGCTTCGCGCAGTTCGGCAGCGTCACGCTCGCATCCAACGGCGTGGATGCGGCGCAGTTCAGCACGTCGGGCGCGTTCGCCGATCTGGCCGCGATGCCGAAAGCCAAGTTGATCGAGACGGCCGCCGGCTTCGTCGTGGTGGCGAACATCA